CTACGCTCTCCTGGGATCCGGACGGTATACACTGCGTCTCCCTGTGGAATCAGTACATCCATGATCTCTGCATTATTTTTGTTGCCAAATGCAGTATGTAAAAAACATATCCTCCACAGCTTCCGGAAGAGTTCTTCCTGCTCTTTCCCCAGCTGCCATAGGTTTCTTTTCAGCGGTGATCCCTCCGGTGGAAGCATGGGCTTGTCCGTTACGGCTGCTGCCTCTGCCTTCTCAATCTCCACCTCAATATCCGTAACCTTGCTCTCAGCATCCACCTCGTCCTTTATGTCCTGAATCTCTGCCTTGGACAACGTAGGCGGAAGTACCTCGTTGATCTCGTCGGGGATCTGCAACATCAATGTAAGTTTTGCGTATCCAAATCCCTTGTAGCTCGTGAGCAGATGATCAGAGTAGCCATCCTCAGAAAATCTATCATTGATACTGATAAAGCGGCTTACCTGTGTCTTATCTATGCCATATTCAGCCCTGGCAAAATCTGTCACAGTTGCATAGCCGCTCTCTGCCAGTACATTTGTGTCTCTGGCCACCTTGAGCAGATAGCCAATCTGTACAAAGTCCTCTGCCGTCCGGGTGAGGACTGCATCCAGCTCCTTCTTATATTCCTGATATGTTTTTGTGTATTCCATTAATTCCATCAGATCACCTCCATAAAGTCACTCTCCAGAGCATCCGCAAGCAGTGCCCCTTGCAGGCTCCCGTGCCATACTATCTTTTTCTGCTCCCGCAGTTTTTTATAGCCTTCCCTGCGGGCCTTGTCGCTCTTCTCTGCCAGTTTCTTATCCTCTTCGGATAGATTTTTCTTCACCCACTGCTGCCACTCCTGCAGAAACGGCATTGCATCGTCCAGATCCTTATATGCCTCATTCAGTACGGACTTTTTCTGCCGGATGTTTCCTCCCGGCTCAATCTCCACCGTGTACCAGGGAGTATCCGGTTCTGCGCTGTGCCGAAGATAGGTTTCCCTAATATCCATCCTCTGGAAGTAAATATCACAGGTGTGGATGCAGTGTTTTAACACGATTCCCTCCCGGTAAATATCATCAATACTCCTGGGGGCTACGATGCAGTAAGTGCCGTTATCATACTCGTATTTTTCCAGTTCTCCGGATTCCATGAGCTCCTGTGCCCGCGGGAAATCTATTTTCTTTTTTGCAATTTCCTCGGAGGAATCCAGCATAGATATCTTGGCCACCAGTTCGTTATGTGCAATGGTAAGGTCTTTCGGTTTTAGCAGAAGTTCCTTGCTGCAGTCCATTTTCAGCTTGATCATCATGTTCAGATAATCTGCCCAGTCCCTCCATACTGCTGTTTTTAATTCACGACCTCTTAATGATCTCAGCCCTGCCTGTTTATTCAGGTAGTTACATATTTTTTCAATGGTCAGATATTTTCTGATCGTGGATCCTTCCAGTTCTTTCGGGCTGATGTCTGCTTCGGAAAGCGTCTTTATATCGCAGTCACGCAGTATTGTATTCATCTGCTTTTCTTTCTGCAGCCAGATAAGCATTTCCATGTTGCCATCCATGTTTTTCAAGCGCTTCATCCGGGCGTTATCTATTTTAAGTATCTTTGCAAGTCCGCCGGACGCTTTATTGTCCAGTATTTCATCCAGCTGTAACCAACTGTCGTTTGCCATATCCTTTGCCAGCCTGTACAGGCCCGCCTTGTAAGCCATCTCAATGGCAGGATAACGGTGCTCCTGTCTCAGGAAATACCTTAGGCCTGCCTCCGTATAACCATGCTTCACAGCAATCGGATATGCTGTATGATATTTCTTAAATATCTGGCTAAAGTTTTTCCGATACATGGTTTCGCGGTATTTTCCAATCCATGCATCCCGGTCCAGTGCCCAGCGCATTCCCCTCCTGCGGTAATCCGTGTAGATGTATGTCCTCCACCCCTTTTCTGTAACAATGGTCCTACGATACTCACGGATACCATAATCAGATCTGTTGACAGCCCAGTCATCCTTGTAGTCATATCTGTACACCGCAAAATCTCTCTGTACCAGCCCCTCTTTGTATCTCTGGATGCAGGACACCTCATATTCCCCTGTACAAAGACATTGCGTTTTCTTTGCCCGGGATATGTACATGACCTTTTTTCGGCATACTGGGCATCTTCCTTCTGCGTTATGCTTCGGTTTTCCGGGCAGTTTTACCTTGCCAATACAGGACGTGCAGTATCCTTCTGTTGAGCGTGCCGATCTATAAAAGATATAATTTTTCCTATCAAAGCCGTTGCGGTGCCACCAGTCTTTGAATCCCTTCGGAGGGTCTTTTATCGGCTCCATATCCTTATCCCACTGATCCGTCAATTTCTTTATTTTTTTATCCTCATTGCGTTTTTTACAACCTTCCTGCCATTCACACATCCCCCAAAATCCTTTTTTCCGTGTTCCCAGGATCTTCTGTATCTGACTGCTGCTTCCCGGATTCATGTATACATATTCATCCCAGTTTTTATTGTACCAGTTGTAAGCTTCCAGATTGTACCCATAGGCCTTTCGCCATTTGTAGGATCCGTCCTTCTGTCTCTCCCTTGTGATATACTCATCACCTTCGTAGTTAATAAAGATATCCCACTTCGGTGTATACACTTTTTTGCTGATGTCTTCCCGGGTGCAGATAGATATTTTCAGATATCCTCCTAGCTGTTGGCACCTGGCCGCAAGATGATACTTTTCCTCGTTAATCTTTCCACTGTAATACCTCTTCGTCCCCGGCTCCTGCAATGCCCGGATCATGGCCGGAGTGGCATTCAGTGTCCTCAGCTTCTCCAGTTCACTTTTTCTCATTTACCCGCCTCCCTTTTGCGTCATAATACACATCCGGCAGGATCTTTATCCCGTCTACCTTAAAAGCACCGATTTCCACGATATCCCCGTCGCCGTCATCCCTGACAATGTAAAGGTTATCCCCTGCTTTCCCCCGGGCTCTCGGATTTTTTCCCCGGACGATAACATTTCCATCTCTGTATGCTTCCCCACTTTCCTCCCTTACGACTGCTGCCAGGTCGGCTTTCGGATGTTTGGATATCCACAGCACTCCCAGACGATACAGATCATCTATCGTAAGTTCCTTTACCAGCATGATTTCCGGTGCGGCAATTCTGCTGCCGATCCCGTCCTCGTCTATATTTCCCCGCAGTTCTACAGCAAAATATCTGTCTCCTTCGTTCGAGTACCATCTCAATACTTCCAAGGGATTATCTGTCGCATGGAATCCAGTATTGGCACATCTTGCCTCCTCCTCGCTGTACCATTTTCCCGGTTCGTAATAAAACACGCCTTTTCCCATGGTGCAGTTCAGGTCCTTGTGAAATCCTTTATATGCACGCATTTCACACCTGCTTTCCCAGATAGTAGTCCAGTATGATCTTTTTTAAATCATCCCGGCCACACATCCCTATAAAGGCGGCACTCTCCGGGAGCCTTGCTGCCTGTATGATTCGCTTGTCTACCTCTATCCGATTCTCGGATGACAGCTTCAGCCCGGCGGCCAGCACGTCCAGCAACTTCTTCTCCGGGTTAAATACTGCATTGGCCAGTGCAGCACCGTCTTCCTCTTTATGCTGTGCAGGGTACTCCAATATCATCTGCACTACAAACTCCTTCCAGTCCTTCATCTGGCTCTCTAACTTCAGGTCCTGTTCTTCCAGCTTCAGTTTTCCAATAGCTGCCATCGTCTCATTACAGAGCGTCTCCTCCGGATCGTCGCTATCCATGTAGTCCTCTGCATCTTCCTTTTCCAGCCCGTACTTTTCAGCAAGTTCTATCAGTCCTGTCAGATTTCTGTCAATCTTCATGACTGCTGCCACTATGTTCAATTCTTTTACTGTTTTAAATTTCTCCATCTCCGTCTCCTTTCCCGGTTGCACCGGTGCAACTTCCGAATTTTTCTCGGTAGTTCAGTCGGTTTCACCTTGTGACCGACTGTTTTTCTGTCATATTGTTATATTCTCACCATTCCGGTGAATCCACCGGAATGGTGAGAATATGAATACTCTACTCATGCTGCCAGTTTTTCGATACATCTGCAAAAATGTCTTTTAATGCCCGTTTTAGCGGCATGTTAAAGCGCATCCACTCGGCATACTCATGTTTCTCGCCTTCCGCCAGCAGGATATGTCCGCCATCCTCTACGTCCTGGAGAAGCATTTCCCATAGGACAGCATTCTTCACCGGGTTCCCTTTAGCGCTCTTCCATCCGTCCCGCTGCCATTTCTCCGGCCAATGCTGTGTGATAGCTGCTGCCACGTTGCTACACTCTGTATGGATCACTACGGTGCAGGCATAATGGAGACGCTGCAGGGCATCCCGGATGGCACGCAGGACGGACTCGCTCTCCGTGGTATTGTCATACTCTACGATCTGCGGAGCGGCTTCGTAGTCGCTGCCGTTCTTGCGTTTGGTGCGCATGATGTACATTGCCCGGCCGGAGCCCTTTGCGGATCCCCGCAGTGTTGTTCCGATAAAGATATCCACTACTTTTAAATTTTCCATTGTATTCAACACCTCCTTCTCCCCGGCGGTCTCTTCCGCTCGGTGCACTTCAGTCTGATCAATGTGTAACTCCTGTATAAAAACCCGGTCACCGGATTGATGCCCTCATGGATCCGGGCTATGTAATATCCCTTGGGTGGCTTGACCTCCGGCTTCCATCGGACCAGCTTGTCCGTCCGTGGCTCCGGAAGCGGCATATTGCGACTGGTATTGTAGGAGGACTCCGCTATCCTGGGCTTGCCCGGTGTACCGTCTGCCTTGGTCTCCGCTGTGTACTCATCCTTGGTCAGATACCCTGCCAGCTGTTCCATGTCGTCTCCGGTAAACTTGCTGTGACGGATCTCTGCCACGTAGGTGCCGCCCTTTGTCCATGCCTTGGTTACGATAGCAGTTGCATCACCCTCCGGTGTCTGCTTGATCACAAGATGGATATGCCAGGCTCCCTTGGTTCCCTTTTCGATGTTGCGTATCCAGTAGAGTGGGACACCCCTTGCCCGGTAGATCTTCCGGATCTTGGTGATTGCTGCCCGGAAGTCTTTCAACGCTCCTGCCATATCCGGCGGTCTGTTCTCCGGAGCATACGTCCATGTGATAAATAGGTCTCCCTGATCAAAATACTGAATCAGCCTCCACCTACATCTCCTTACCTTGTTTCTCCGGTTGATCAACCGCATCTGCTCCTTTGTCGGTTTCTCCTTATCGCATCTTGTCTTCCCCCGGGCCCCATAATTGCCATCGTGGTACTCTTGCACGTCCAACACATCCCCGTGCCTTAACCTCATTTTCTTTCGCTTTACCATGTCTCTGTATCCTAACTTTAATATCTTTATCAAGTGCGCAGGGGCTTTCAAAAAGCCCCATTTTTCTTGACTTTTCCGGCTTACAG